AAGGGTAGTTTGATTTACAATCATATGATAAGTGAAAGGAACTTGAATGCTAAATATCCTTATATTCAAGAAGGTGACAAAATCAAGTTTATTCAACTACGACAACCAAATCCATTAGGTGCGAATGTTATTTCGTTCATGACGAAAGTTCCAAAAGAACTTGACATTCACAAGTATATCGACTATGATACACAATATGAAAAGGCGTTTGTTGAACCCTTGACCTTTATCACTGACAACATTGGTTGGATGATTGACAAATCATTCGGTACACAAACAACCCTTGAGGACTTTTTTACATGAGCGAACTATACGAAATACTAAGAAAAAGCACTGACCATACAGGTTTACCTGTTATGAAAACAAGTCAGTTTCTAAACACAATTGACCAGTTTGGAAAAGAAGAGTTTCGTAAAGTTCTTGCCGAGTATATTACAAATGAAAAACCACCATTCCCTCTTGCAGAGTTTAACAAAGAGAAGGTCGTTACAAACTTTCGTAAATTAGAAAAGGCAGACTTTACTGATTACCTTACTGTTACAGAAAATGACAGAGTTATTGAAAAGTATGATGACTACAAATATCCATACAGTGAGTATGGACTTGGTTTGATTGATGCACCGTCTAAGTTTAATTACTGTGCAGATTCATTTATGAATGACCTTAGAATGGCGTGTGGGTCATATGGTTACAAATCACCTGTACAGAGATGGAATGACGGTGACAATCTTTGGGGTGCATTCGGGCCTATCTTTCGTGGTGTGAATGACAACCAAGAATTGACAGGTCGTACATATATCATGGCATTCCGACTTGGTACTTACATTGCAACACAGTTCAAACCTATTGTTGCGAAAACAGTTTATGAGATGACTGATGCAAAAACTGTATTGGATACATCTATGGGTTGGGGTGACAGATTGACTGCATTCTTTGCCTCTAATGCAACACATTACATTGGTTGTGACCCAAACCCAAACACATTTGAAAGATACCACAAGATGATTGAGTTCTATCAATCATTAACAGGCAACAAAAAGACTGTACAGATTTATCGTTGTGGTGCAGAGAATCTTCCTTGGGATGAAATCAAGGATGTTGACTGTGCATTCACTTCACCACCATATTTTTCAACAGAGAGATACAACGAAGGTGGTGAACATGAAGAAGACCAATCATGGGCAAAGTTCAACGAGTACGAAGCGTGGAGAGATGATTTCTATCTTCCAGTTGCCCAGAACAGTTTTAACTCACTGCGTGACGGTGGGGTAATGATGGTAAACATTCTTGACCCTAAAATCAAAAGTAAAAGATATCGTTCTGGTGATGAGTTAGTAGATATGTTACGTCCACACTTTATGGGTCAAGTTGGTATGAGAATTATGCAACGTCCACAGGGGAAAAGTGTTTTTTCAGATGAGAATGGAAACTTTGACAAGGCTGCAATGGACGAATATATGAACAAGATATATATTGAAAACGTCTGGTGTTTCTCTAAAAACTCTAACAAAGACCTTTTCAGACATAAGAGAAGAAATACACTTGAGGGATTTTTTGCATGATTTATTTTGAAGACTGTAGAAATACTATGTCTAATCAAGACATACAATACGATTACGTTTTATGCTCACCCCCAGATTATGATGAGATAGGTTTAAATCCAAAGAAAGACAAATACTCAAATTTTCTGCATACTTGGATGGGCAAATTAAACCCAAGAAATAATTTAGTATCAATTTGTGTTAGTGACCGAAAAGGTGATAGTACAATCTATACAAAACATATTGATGTTATCAATACAATGCGTGATTATGGTTGGAGCCTAAAAACACATAAGATATGGGTAAAGTCTCTCAAGATTGATATGTTCAGAATTAATTTTATGAATGTCTTGACATTTAACAAAAAACCATGTAAAGTAAACCAGACTAAGAATTTCAAACCAGATGTTTTTATAATTGATAAAGATAAATACAAAAACTATGGATTTGGTATGCCTGTTGAAATGTGCAAACTTCTTATTGAAGAACATACAACAGAAGACCAAATTGTATATGACCCATTTATGGGGAGTGGTACAACAGCAGTTGCTTGTGTGGATACAAATAGAAAATATATTGGAAATGAAATAGACAAAGAAACTTTTGATTTATGTAATGAAAGACTAGGAACAAATTATGACAGTAGACTTTAAAAAATATACAGAGTTCGTAGACGAAGTAACAAGTCAAGCATCCAAAGATGCAGAGTACTTTGTTGAGTCTTGCGAAATCATTGAAGAACAGGGTGTATCCCCAGAAAGAATTCTTACTGCCGCAATTGGTATCACCGCTGAAGGTGGTGAGTTTGCAGAGATTGTTAAGAAGTGTTTCTTTCAAGGTAAACCCTTTGATGAAGATGCCCAGTATCATGCGAAACGTGAGTTGGGCGACATCATGTGGTACATTGCACAGGCCTGTATCGCACTAGATATTAGTATGGATGATGTGATTGAAACAAATATCGAAAAGTTGGAGTCAAGATACCCAGGCGGTTTTGATGCGTATCTCTCCGAAAATCGAAAGGATGGTGATATATAACTATGGACTTTTTGAAAAATATTGCGAAGACAGCGGGTAATGAATATGCTGCTCTCGTATCAGATGGTGTAGAAGCGGGTGACGTTGATTCTTTTATCGACACTGGTTCATACATTTTTAATGCGTTGTTAAGTGGGTCAATCCACGGTGGATTGCCTGCAAACAAGATTACTGCGGTTGCTGGTGAAAGTGCAACTGGTAAGACCTTTTTTGTCATGGGAATGGTGAAGTCGTTCTTGGATGCAAATCCAGACGCTGGTGTTTTGTACTTTGAATCAGAAAGTGCAATCACTAAACAAATGGTTATTGACAGGGGTATTGACCCAGACAGAATGGTTATCTTACCTGTCACAACTGTGCAAGAGTTTAGAACACAGGCAATCAAAGTTCTTGATGCATATATCGAACAAGATGAATCAGAACGTAAACCTATGATGTTGTGCCTTGATTCACTTGGTATGTTATCTACAACTAAAGAAGTAGAGGATACAAGTGATGGTAAAGAAACTAGAGACATGACTCGTGCCCAAGTTCTCAAGGCTGCATTTAGAGTTCTCACTCTGAAACTTGGTAAGGCAAAAGTACCAATGGTAGTCACTAACCACACTTATGATGTTGTGGGGTCTATGTTCCCAACAAAAGAAATGGGTGGTGGTTCTGGACTAAAGTATGCCGCATCTTCAATCATCTATTTGTCTAAGAAAAAAGACAAAGATGGTACAGAGGTTGTTGGTAATATCATTCACTGTAAGAATCAGAAGTCACGTTTGACTATCGAAAACAAGATGGTCGATGTACGTCTGAACTATGAACGTGGACTTGATAGGTACTATGGTTTACTTGAACTTGCACTGAAATATGGTATCTTCAAAGCAGTATCTACTCGCATCGAATTACCAGATGGTACGAAAACATTTGGTAAGACAATCAACAATGACCCAGAAAAATTCTACACTGAGGAAGTCATGAAACAATTGGATGAAGTTGCTCACAAAGAATTTAAGTATGGGAATCCAGTAGATGAGGTAGAAGATGCAGTTCCAGAGCCTGAATGAAAACTACATTCGTACATATGATAACGTAATCAATGACCAACTCTGTAGTGATATGATTGCAGAGTTTGAAAAGAGTGAAGAACAATTTGATGTCCAAACACTAGAGGGTCATCGTTCTTTTACACAGATTGCATTACAACAACACGAAAACTGGAAACAGTTTCTTGACCCACTATATTGGGCCTTCAATAAATGTATCAAAGAATATATGAAGGATTGTAATATCGTAGAAAGAATGTTCCCAGAGGAATTTGCATACGAGATGTTTCGTATGAAAAGGTATGAACCAAACGGAGTGGATGAATTCAATGACCACGTTGATGTTGGTAATCATGCTTCTGCAAAACGGTTCTTGGTATTCTTTTTATACCTCAATGAACCAGAAGGTGGGGAAACTGATTTCCCACAAAGGGGGGTGACAATTACCCCAAAGACAGGCAGTCTGTTGATGTTCCCACCTATGTGGACACATCTTCACGCTGGTCGAAAAGTAACAGGTGATGTTCCTAAGTATATCTTGGGTAGTTACCTACATTATGTATAGGAGAAAATACTATGAAGGGCAAAATCGTATCCCTTGTAACTCTTGCTGGTGAGTATATCGGCAAATTCATGCACGAAACTAACGGAAACATCACACTTGAAAACCCAAGGATGTTGGTCAACACACCAGATGGTAAAGTAGGATTTGCAAGAGGTATTTGCATGACAGGTCAAGAAAATCCTAAAACTGGTATGTTCTATGCTGGTGGAGTTGTTATCGTAACAGAATCAAATGAACAATTCAAGTCTGCTTACATTGAAGCAACAACAGGGATTGCAACACCATCCAAAGGACTTATTCTCTAATGAGAGACATGAGTGAATATTTCAAGTATGTCGAAAACAAAGACCAGAAGTGGACAGGTATCGGACTGACCTCAAAGGCAGGAAAGTACGAAGGTGTTGTCTACAGATATGGTAAAGTCAGTATTTCAGAGGACAAAGAATCTGATAAAGCCACTTTACATTTTGAATGGGATATGTTAGATTCTAATGACTTACCAAAAGAGTTTTTTGGTGATGATTTTTTTGAACTTGCTGGTGATATCTTACATTTTATTATGGATGAACAATTAAACGAGGGTGCATTACAATATGTCGATACAGACGATAGAGAGAACAACATTAACTAATCTGATTTGGGATGAGGATTATGCTAGAAAGGTAATCCCATTTATCAAACCAGAATATTATGCAGATAGAAATGAACGTGTAATCTTTGAGGAGATTACAAAGTTCACAGAAAAGTACAATGCAATACCAACACAAGAAGCACTCACTATTGAACTTGACAATCGTAAGGATATTAACGATGAAGATTATAAGAAAATTGTGGACATCATTGCTTCACTTGAAAAAACAGATGTTGACACGCAGTGGTTACTCGATACCACCGAAAAGTTCTGCAAGGATAAAGCAATCTACAATGCGGTACTTGAAGGAATAGGAATTATTGATGGAAAGGATAAGGAGCGAACACCAGAAGCAATTCCATCCATTCTATCGGAAGCACTCGCAGTATCATTCGACAGTCATGTCGGTCATGACTATGTTGAAGATGGTTCAGAACGATTTGACTTCTATCACAAGAAAGAAGAGAAGATTCAGTTTGACCTAGACTACTTCAACAAGATTACAAAAGGTGGTTTACCACAAAAGACCTTGAATATCGCACTTGCTGGAACTGGTGTTGGTAAGTCGTTGTTCATGTGTCACGTTGCTGCATCAACACTCATGCAAGGTAAGAATGTTCTATACATCACTTTAGAGATGGCAGAGGAACGTATTGCAGAACGTATTGATGCGAATTTAATGAACATAACTATGGATGACTTACATACACTTCCAAAGAAGATGTTTGAAACACAGTTATCCAAGATACAGAAAAAGACAAACGGAAAGTTAATTATCAAGGAATACCCAACTGCATCAGCACACGTTGGACATTTCAGAAGTCTTATAAAGGAACTCGCACTAAAACGTAGTTTCAGACCAGACATTATTTTTATTGATTATCTAAATATATGTGCATCTTCAAGATTCAAAGGAAATGCAAATGTAGGTTCTTACTTCTATATCAAGGCGATTGCAGAAGAACTTAGAGGACTTGCAGTAGAAACGAATGTACCGATTATGTCTGCAACCCAGACAACTAGAACTGGTTATACATCGACAGATATCGGACTTGAGGATACTTCAGAAAGTTTTGGTTTGCCTGCAACGGC